AGAAACTTCTTAGCTTTCGCAACTTCTTCTTTTAAAGCCAACTTCTTTTTTCTAATATCGCGCTGTTCATCTAAATCTTCGTCAAATGAAAAGTTGTCATCAATTAAAAAATCAATCTCGCTAGTATCTAAGTGAGACTTGGTTGACTTATAATATTCTTTTAATAATGTGTTATTATCTACGTCAGAGTAATCAGCATTTAGCCTTACATACTCTTCAATAGTGCCGCCTGTATCTTCCATAAACTTTACCAGGCTTTCAATATTTTCTGGTAGTTTTACTTCTGGTTGCGGTGTAATTTCTTCTTTAGTAACCTCTTGTGTTACTTCAGCGACAGGTTGTTCTGGCTCGTCGGTTACTTCTTGTAAGACCTCTTCGACGATCTCTTGTTTTTGCTCAGTGACTGGCTTTTGCGCTTCTTGTGCTTGCACCCGCACTTCTTCTTTAGCATCTGTCTTTTCGTTTTTGTTTTGAAACTCTTTTAGTTTTCCTAGGTCTAATTTAATAGTACCATCTTCTTTAACTTCTTTGTATGAAGTATCTTCTTGAGGTGTTTCTTCTACAGCTTTAGTTTCTTGAACTGTTTCTTCTACTAACTCTTCTATTGGTTGTGTTTGTTCTGACATGATAAAATATTATATAATTGTTTGTTTATTTTCAACGTGGCTCAAACTGTTCAAGTCCAAATCCACCTAAATTATCTTGTCCTGAGGACTCAAAGCTTTTTGGAGGTGCGTTGTTTTTTCTTTGATCTATAAGCTCACTTTGTTGTGATGCTTGTATTTTAGTTCTTTCATCTTTACGATCTTCTTTGAACTTATCTTTTTCTTTTACAACAGCAAGTTGACCTTCTTGTAGTTGTTTATTAATTTCAAACTCGTACTGCATTAGCTCTTTTTTAATTTGAGCCTCTCGTTCCATTTTAGCTATTTCAAGCTGCGACTTCATTTGCTCTAACTGAGCTTTTGATTCTGTAAGAGCTTGTTGCTTTTGCATATCTGCTTGTGCAGCTGCCTGTGCGGCTTGAGCGTTTGCTTGGCTTTGAGCTTGAATATTTTGTTGTTGCTGTTGTTGGTCTAGCTCTTGTTTCTTTTTTTCTACGTATTTTAAGTAGTTGATTAGCTAGCTTAATATTACGTACTTCTCTAATGTCAATAGCATCTTCTAAATATACTTGACCAGACTGTAAAGCTACTTGAATATTATTTTCTAGTTTAGCTTTTTCTTCTTCATCTGGCGCAAGCTCTAAAAATATACCAAAATCATGCAAGTGTAAGTTAGCCATTTCTTCTAATGTAGAAACGTTAAACTTTCCTAGCGTTTTAACAAATGATTCTTTAGTCGGTGAATACTCTATAACATCAGACACTCGCATTGCAATACACTCTGCCATTGTTAGGGTTATATACAAGCTTGATTGCAATAGGTGTCTTGTTGCTGTATTAGAGTTTGCTGCAGCTAATTTTTGCAGTCCTACTAAAGCATTTTTATCTGGTACGCCTCCGTCTCTAGCCTCGTTTAAGCCAGTGACATCACGCATCATTTGTAAGTAATAATTGTAAGTGCTTATAAGCGCGCTTATCTTATTATTACCTCCGTTTGAATTAAGTTCCGTAATAGGTAATCGTCCGCGGTTCATATCACCGTCTTGTGTCATAGATCTACCAATTACACTACCTGTTTGAAAGTACATGTTAAGCGCTTCCTGCGGATTGTAATTAGTGCCGTTACCTAAATCTATTTCAGCTAAAGCATCGGCATCTAAGTAAACACCATCAGGTACTACTCTAGATAATACTTGCTGTAGCTTTAAATGCGTAAGCTGAATCATATCAGCAAAGTTAGTCATACGACTTACTAAGCTTTCAATACGACCTTCATACATGCGCGGTGCACAGATGGCATAGCTCATTTGAGCTTTTGTTGTATCTGCTTTTGGTCTTATCATATTCTTTTTAAGCTCCCACTTTAAAAGCTCTTTACTACCAATTACTTTAGCGCCTTCGTAAATAACCTCAATAGCTCTGTCTACTTTTTCAAAGTCATCAGAAGCTGGAGGATTAAACGTATCGTTTTTCTCTATAGCTTTACTGCCGCCTGTAGCAGTCTTTTTAATTTTGTGAACTTGATTAGCGTATGTTTTATACTCAAAGTATAATACTGTTGCTGTATTGTCTTCGTCAGCTTTAGAGTTATAAGCAGTATTACTATAAGAAGAGTTGTAGCCTTTATAAGACTCTAGCTGCTCATCAGTAAGCTCTGGAAATTGTTTTTTAAGCTCATTTAAATAAACTTCTTTTACTTCACCTACATAATATATGTCTTCAAAGTAAGGTGAGTCTGTGTTAGAATAAACTAAATCAGC